TCCTGTGACTTGGCATATGCAACGATCTCAATAGTTGCCTCAGCTGGGTATCGCGTCTGTGTCGCCATGGCCTTCGCCAGCGGCCTGTGCGCGGACTTACGGACGCGGACGAACGGAAGCACCGGGTTAGTCTCGGGGATCGCCCAGGACGTGCGGGAAGCCACAAGCGCATAGGTTGCCGTGGCTGCCTGCTGTAGGTACGCGACGATGGCAGATTGGATTCTCATACGCCCTTTGCCCCCTCATCCTCGACGCAATAAAGATGTAGTTCGCGGTTGCGTTCGCCCAGGTTTTCGATACCTATGATGCGATAGAGACGAACTCCAAATGCAACCCGGTACTCAGATGTTAATTCCGGAACCCAAGGGATCTCCCATCGCCCCTCAGACTCGTCAAATTTCGTTTGCGCCATGCCTTGCTGGCCAATTATTGATTTGGTCGGCATCCAGCGCCCGTGGACAGCAATTGGTTGCGCGGTATCCCAGCCGGGTTGATGGTCGCCCGCCGTGCTTTGCGCTTCCGAAGATGGCTCCAGCGTCAGCGCGCAGTTAAAGCGGCCCGGATTGCGGTCGGAGCGCTGGACGCCGAACACTAGACGCTCTCCACTTTGCCATGATCAAGGAGTGCCAGAGCGAACGGGTATTCAGCTACTTTTGAGCCAGCGATTTCCGCTGGCACGCGGTTGAAATACCATTGCGTAATCAGAAAGTTCATTCCCTGTATGACGTCGGCCTCAACAGCCGCCGCGGTTACCGTGTATCGAATCAGGATCGGGGAATTTGGCCATGCCGTGAAAGACGGCCATGATCCGCCATAAATCGGCGTGATAACACCGTCCATGGCATCAAATATGTATCCAGTACCATCAACGAGCGATACATATGCCCCGGTTGAATCACGATAGCGGATCAAATCTACGGATGAGGCTCCCTCGCGCAACTGAATAAATGAAGGGAAGGATTCGGTCGTCAAGTCCCACTGCTTAGACACAAGGTCGCGGCCTTGACGCAGTTCAGCAACTGTCCGCGCAGCCGTGATGAGTCGCGCAATAAGGCTCGCCCGCGTTGTGTCTGCGGCTGGAATTTCCAAATATTCTAGAACATCGCTGGCGAAAATCGGCTCAGTGAATGTCTGCGGCGGCGAGGTTACAGTGAGTTTTAGGCGTGCCATTTATGTGATCCCGATCAAGTTCAATCCGCTGAAATACTCCGCGCCGTGCTCGGCAAACATGCGGGTTATTTCCGCCTTGTGCCACGGCTCCACGCTGACATCGAGGTATTGCATGTGGGCTTCGTAAGGATGCCACCACGCCGCCGGGACCTCGGACGTTTCCAGCCCGGTTTCATCCATCGACAAGCCGTAGGCCCGTGCAAGTTCATGCCTTGGTTTCGTTGGGTACTTGACGCGCTCCATGCATTGATACCAGCTTTGCTTAGCCGTCAGACGGTCCCAGCTTGCAAACTGTAGATGCATGATCCCGCCTCCCTCAATGCAAGGCCCTTGATACGACCCGCGCGGGCTTCGCTGGTGATGCTGGTACCCGTTCCGCGGAGCCCAGCTTAAGCCAGTCGAATCGGCGAAGGCAAGCATTGTCCCAGCCATCGAGCCAAACGGGCTGTTATCTGATCGATAGCGATCAATGGAGCGGTGGAGATTCCGCATTTTGCAGGATAACATCTGACCCGGTCGTAGCGCCTCGATGTGGCCCCGAATGTCTGCCAGCATGTCGCCTGCGAGCACTTCGTCAGCATCCACGGGGGCGATATGAGTAGCTCCGATTTCTCGCGCGAAGTCGAGGAGCCTTTGCCTGTGATTCATCTCGTTCCAGACCGGACTTGGCTCGCTTATAAAGTGTACGCGCTCGGGGAAGTCGTCCATTAAAGCGCAGACGATAGCGATTGTTTCGTCTTCGCTCGCGTGGTCAAGAATGACGATGGAATCGCACCACGTGAGCGCCGCGCGAGCGCTGAGGCCTAGCACCCACGCCTCGTTACGGGCTGGCATGATTGCGGTTAAATTCATCGCTGGGGAATCAGGTTTTCGCTATACATTTCGGAACCGGCTGCCGTTCAGGTTTTTTTCCCCGCCTGCATAGACTTGGGAAAATAGCTGTGGATACAGATCCCAATCTTGTGGGCAATCCTTGCCAAATTCGCAGGCCTCACGATAAAGTTTTAGCCCGGCCAGATGCACCAAATTCGTGAAGACGCTTTGCTCGCAGCGATGCTCGCGAAAGCCCGGATGCTCCGGCGCAAGCACTGAAGGCTCGAACGTCTGACACGATTCGTTTAACGCGAAATAGTGCCATTTTTCTAGGAATTCAGTCACTCCTGGAGCACCCTTTTGTAGCAACATGAAGCGCGCTACAGCGGCCCCGGCGTCCAGGTATTTCGGCTCATCCACGTCCATAGTAATCATGCAGTCGCGCTTGTTCCAGTCGCCGTTACGCAATGGCCCGGTTGTAGCCGTGGCCATGAACGCCATGATGCCGCCGTCAGCTGCACACTGGCGATACAGTGCGCTGAAGTCGGCGACCGGGGATGTATCGGCATCGACGAAAAGCACGATGTCGCCATCACTTGAACGGCTCAGCGCGTCCATGATAATTGTGGGCTTCCACGACATCCACCCGAAGCCGCGGCGCCCTTGCGGGTTGCCGACACCTTTGTGAGTGAACAAATATTGGAATCTGGGGTCGGCGAATAGCGGCTGCTCAGTGAGCCAGCGGTCGTCATAGACCAGCACTTCGTCAGCGCCTAATCGCGGCGCGCTTTCGACAGTTTTTGCAGTGACGGGATCGTATGCCGATCCGCCAAATGTGATCAAAAGTTTTTTCACTTCACCCACTCCGGCAGACCGTAATTCATTGCCCAATTCGTATTTCCCTCGACTATTTCCGGCGGCGGTGTGAACTCCCCTTGCCAGAAGACGGCGACCATGTGAACGGAGCCGTAGATTTTGTACTCCATCCCCTGTTTCACGAGATACTCGCCAGCGGCCCACGGTCCAGGCCCGCGAAAATCGTGAAGGACGATCACTCCGCGCTCTTCGAGTTGCCGGTAGCAGTTGACCGCATCGCGGAGCGGGTGCGGTTGATCGTGATCGCCGTCGATTAGCCCACCGATAAATCGCTGATCTGCCCAATGTTCGAAATACCAGTCCGACCGCCCAGGCCAGGGGATCACCTTACCTGCTCGCATTTCCTCGCTCATATTTCTTGCGAATTGCTGGAAAAATGGAAGCGAAGCAAACATTGGATCTATCGTCGTAACGGTTGCGCCTCCTGCGACGATTTGCGCCGCAGTCCAGCCGGTATGAGACCCGATCTCGATCCAATGCCCCCGGAATTGCGCTGCGATGTCACGAAGTAGCCGTGCCTCCTCGCGACTCCAAAATCCGACGTTGTTGTGCTGCCAGTTCATCGGACTGCCAGGCTCCGCGTCTGCGAAGTCTGAGCCAATCTCGACACCTATCGAGTAGTGCATCGGTCGCCATAGAACGTTATCAAAACTCACAAATTCCTCCGCGCGGATACCCATTCCCACCCGGCAGATGTCACTTCATAAAACCGGACGCCGTAGCTGATGTCTGGGTTCCGCCTTAGCAGTAATCCCTCAGCCTCCATGCCTTTTATCACTACTTCTTTGGCGTCACCACCAAGGCATGTCACAATCCCTAGTGGCACTTGCTGGAATGCGTAGTCATCGACCAGCGCAAGCCTAGCTGCTGTTTGCACCGTCATACGGGCAAACACTCCGCAAACCCGCCGCGCTTAATGCGCTCAAAAATGGATTTCGATTCGTTCCAGTGGGAAGCAGAATTCGCCTTCATGAGATGCGGCGGAATCGGCTTGCTGACGGCCGGTGAATTGATATCGTCGCTTTCCCGCATAAAATGCCGGTGCAGTTGGGTCAAATCCGGTCTTTGCCAAAATACGCCTTGAGCGACAGCCGCCCCCTGTAGCGCCTCATCTACGTACATGTGCGTGAAGTCCGCGTGCATCGGCCCGCGACCACCGTGGGCGCGCTGGCACCATTCGCGGCCCATCCAGGGGCTTCCGGCTATTCGGTCGATACTGCCATCGGCGAATCGGTCGCCAGTAGGCTGCATTACGCCGTAAGATCCACCGAAGCCGCCGAAGTTTGCCATCAACTCCACTGCAATCTCTTCCGCCCGCAACGTTTGATCCGGGAATACGTCATCCCCGCCGGTAACGATCCACTTGCAAGCCGTGTCTATCGCAAGCACATCCTCTGCGAGCGCGTTCACGGCTCGCGCGTAGCCCGGATACTCGCCGTAGCGAGAATAATCGCAGTCGAGCAAATCGGCTCCGATGTCACGCCACACAGCGACGGAATAACCCATCGCGCGCCATGCATCAACGCACGCCTGCGCCTCGGCTGCCGGTCGCGCGGACGGGATGCAATACCAGACGCTGGGGGTGCAATACCAGACGCTCATGCTCTGTACTCCTTCGGTAAATCATCTATGGTCGCTTTCGACCACGCCGGACCCGTGATACTCCGCGGCGATGTGTGCGAATCGTGAATACTCGCGACAATTCGCGCAAGCCCGTCTGTGACGACGATGTTGCCTTGCGCCCGGGTGACAAACGCTGCATCCTCGCCGGTCATTTCCGCCGGGAAGCGGTGATCTGCCCACCAGGATCGGCGATAGAAGAGGCTGGTTCCGACGGCGTAGTTTTGTTCTCCGGAGTACTTAAAAACGCCCGTATCTCCCGCGAAAAAGATGGTGCGGTAACCCGTAACTGCTTTGTCGCCAATCGCCTCAATTTGCTCCGCCAATCGTTCGGGATGGCTCCAGTCGTCGTCGTCCCAGTGAGCGATAAATTCGGCTTGGCTGAGTTGGCAGCAGAAGTTTCTGAGCTGGCCTGTTTTGTGATTCCCATTCACCCTCATGTATCGAATTCTGATGTCGCGCGGGATGAGATCGGCGACTGATTCGCCATTGTCGAGCACGATCAATTCCCGATCCGCGTATGTCTGTGATAGAAAACACTCGATTGCCCGCGGCACCCATTTCCTACGGTTGCGGGTTGGCATAATGCAGGAAATGGAGCCACGGCCGGATGCGGGAGCACCCACCGACTCGATAGGGGGTGTCGCGTACCATTCACTTGCCAAATTGCGCCTAATGAGTGATGCCGCGATATCGTCCGGAATGTCCTTTACGTCGCCATCGAAGGCTTGCCCGTAAACAGCCGGATTGAAGAGGTCTCTGTGGAATACGATGCGCATAAATTGAAGGGGCGGAAGTCCCGCCCCTCGGTACTGCTTTCCGCTGGCGATTAGGCCGGCGAAGTGGCGAACGTGCCGTAAATGAAAGCTCCAGGACGTTTGACAGTGAGCAAGGATCGCCGTTCCGCACGGATAGTAATCAAGTTCTTGGTGAAGTTTGATTCGTGCTGAGTGCTGATCTCTACCTCAGTACCAAAGCCGTCGCGGATTTCAGCCGCAGCAGCCTGCGAGGAGCCAACGAGGAATTTGCCGGACGCGATGGCCGTGGTAACGACCGGCGTCAGGTCAAACAGCCCCGGCGCGCCACGCTGAGATGGCGATCCGAAAATGTAGTTTCCGTTAGAATCCTTGGTGAGCCGGACATTCCACCAATCGGCTGGATTCATCACGACGAATCCTGGTTCTGTTTCGTCCGCAGAAGCAATTTGCTGAATTGCTCGCCCGATTTGATCGGCCCGGTTGAACGCGGCAGATCCCGTTAAAGCTGCGCTGTAGGCCGTCGCCTGGGTGACAAGCCCGTCGTAATTCTCGCCGGTGTTGTCACCGTTAAGAATCTGCCGGTCGTCTTCCTTATCGACTTCGTAGCGGAGGGATGTTTGTAGAATCCCCATCAGCTCGCCCCAGTCTTCAAGCACTTGGCGACTGGCCGTAATGAACGTTGCGATGACGCGCAATGTTTCCCCAACGGTCGTGAACGTCATCTGGTTCTCAGGCTTCAGTAAGCCTTCGGCCACTGGCGACGCCTTGGTCATCGGCGCATTTACTTTGACCCAGTACACTTTCCCGAATGCGGTAGCCCGGGCCGGAATGACGTTGCGCATCTTGGGCATTCGCCGAGCCTCAAACACTACGCCCGGATCGCGGTCGATCTCCAGGACTCCTGCGGCCGCGTAGCCGGTTCCGGTTCCGGTCGTAACGGTCGTTTTGTGCGCAAACAGTTCGGCTGCGTGCATTTCATTCAGGGTCACTCGGCAAGTGCCAGAGCGGTCTTTCATGAATCGCTGAAGCGGCTCGTCTTCCTTCAGGAAATCGAACACCGATTTCGATTCGGCCTTCGCGCGCGCGGAGGCTACTCGAACTTCCAAGTCATCGTATCGCTTGACCAGCCGATCGAATTCCTCTTTAAGTTCGCTGGTAACAGTTCCGGATTTGGTAAACTGCTCATCGGCCTTGGTTTCGAGTCGGGCGAAACTCGCCTTTTGCTCGGCCTGCAAGTCTAGCAGGGCTTTTTCAAGTACATCCATAATGTGCTCCTCTGTCATCACGACAGTGGTTATGCGCGGGTAGCCGCGCGGTTAGTTGGCGAGACCGAGGCGAAGGCTCTCGATCAAATACAGTGCGAACGAGTGGTTTCCCGGCTCATCGCTTTTTACGTTTGGCGGCTCAAGTAGTTTTGCCTTGAGTGCCGTAATTTCTTCTTCCGCGCGCGATAGTCGCGTTAGTAGGTCGTCGTGATCTTTTACGCCGGTGATTTGCGCGAGCGTGTTCATCGGAAAAGTGACTACTGAGACTTCCCAGAGCTTCACCTCAGTAATATGCCGAATGCCGGTTTTGTTGTCACGGTTAGATTTCCCATCTGGCACGGAATAGCCGATGGAAAGCCCCTTAATCATTGGCGGCAGGTTGTTTTCCTTATCGCCTTTCATTTTTCGGTGCGCATATTGGCCCATCGGGTCCAGCATGTCCAGCCGCCCGTTGATGCTGACATTTTGACCCCATTCCTTCAACGAGCCGATGCCGATAACCTGCTTAGCGTCGTGTTGCCAAAGAATCGGGAAATGTTCGTTTTCCGCAAGCGTTTTCGTGAACGCGCCCTTATTTATCACGTCCCCGCCCAAGTCTTCAACGTCGTAAACGCTGGCGATGCCGCGAAACGTCCCCGCTTCGCCGACTTCCTTTAATTCCATGAAAAAGTGGTTCATTTTGTCCCGCCTGTTAGCACTGATGCCGATGTGTTTTTGGATACCTTCGCAGCCGAATTGGCCCGAACGTCCTTGACGTTTTGCATATTCAACTGCACGAGATGCTCACTACCGCTGGCTACGGGGTCCATTTCCTCCAGCGCCCGCGCATCGTTAACGGATATCACGCCGTTTTGTAGCATTGTGGCGTACCCGCTCATGCGCGACAGGAAATCGCCACGCTGAAAGGCGTTGACATTGTGCCGGGCATACCACCCAAGCTCTCGCTGCCGAGGGGTTAGGAGTGACCGCCAAATTTCCTGCTCGAACCCCACCAGCCACGGATTGAGTGTGATTTTCAAAAACTGAATCCAAAGCTCCTCGACGTTGGAGAAGTGAGCCCGCGAAAGGTCGCCAGCCAGGTGGGGTGTGAGGTTGTAGTAGCGCGCGATTGATACAAGGATGGCTGCTTGCGCCTCTATCATTTGGGATTCGCTTGGGGAAATACCAAACTTTTCAAACTTCCACGATCCACCCTCAACCAGCATTTTTTTGAAAAAACCGTCGAAACCCTCGTATTCCTTCGACCAATCGCCCTTGAATCGTTCCCGGTCCTCCTGTGATCGGAACGGAACTTCCTTCACGATCATGCCGGCCGGAACGCCGCCGCGGGCGAAGAACGCGCTACCGTACCGCTGGATAGCCAGCCCCAGAGCGATATCCTCGCGACCCATTTCAATTGCACCTACGCCGGTATCGCCGTCGTCGGAAAAGTTCAGCAGGTGGAGCATGAAGGAATCCTTCACCTTCTCCTGTTTCCCTTGCGCATTGCGGACTAAAAAAAGCGGCTCCCCGCTATCTTCGATCTGCATTTGTACTTGTGACGGATGCAGCCCGACAAGCCCAATGGTCTCGCCCTCGGGGTTGTTCCCGCGGCGGATGATGCGCGCGTAACCGGCACCGTAATTGATCGCGTGATGAAAAAATGTTTGCCGGAAACGCTTACTGGTTTTGTACGGGTTAGGGCGCTTCGAAAGCACGTCACTCAGCGGTGATTTTTGTTCCGCTATGGTGCTCATTCCCTGCTTTGAATACAGGCCCAGCGGTAGGCTGGCGAGCGACTCTGTGATGACGCGCGTACAGATATTGACCGCCGAGCAAGTCATCGCCAGCTTGACGTTAACTGCTATGCCGGCCGAAGTTCCTTGCCCGCCTCCCAATAGCTCGTACATACGCAGGTAGCCGTGGTCGAGATACGGCGCCGGGTTGCGCGTGGACCACGTCGCGAACTCTTGAGCCTTGCGCGCGATAGCGCCGAACATCCCCATTACAGCGCCACCAGCCGCGCGCCGTTGCTGTACGGGTCGACCTCGCCGATGTTAATCGTCGCGGCCCCGATGGCCATCACACCGGCCACTGCCATATCGATGTGTCGCGAATTGATACTGGTTTGGGGTTTCACTAATTTTTTGTTTCCAGCCGGGTCGCTCATGACTTGGCAGCAGTCCATATTCCAGCGTAGGCACTCGTTTTTGTCGTGCGAAATTTGCCTGTTGAATACGAGCGATTCGAATAAATTGATCGCCGGAGCCATGCTTTGATATCCCTGGCCCCAGTCGAAGGCTTCAATACCGGCCTGTTCCATGCGCTTCTCAATGTACTTGATCCGCCAGCGGTCGCACGCAATGCCCTGTATTCGGTACCTGTCGTTCAACTCTTCTATATGCGCGAATACTTCATCCTGATCTGTTGTTTGCCCTGCCGTGGTCCGCAGCCAGCCACGCTCTACCCAGTATCGGTACGGCTTGCCGTCGCGCTTCTGGCGATCGTCTAGCGTGTCCAGCGGGACATAGGCCCATGATCGGACTACAACGCGGCCATCAGGCATTGGCCAGCACAAATACAGCGCTGTGAAGTCTCCTGTCGATCCCAGGTCAAGCCCGCCCCAGCAGTCCAGGTGCGCGAATTCGGCTTCAGTTATTTCCGTGTCGCCGCAAGCGTCCCATGCCATCATCGTGATCCACTGCGTAACGCTCGAGGTCCACTGATTCAGATACAGGCGGCGGAATTTATTTTGCTCTGCCGGTCTTGCAAGTGCTTGCTGGAACTCTTCTTCGTAATCATCAATCGAGTGGTGCCCGGTTTTCAACAATGGCAGCGCGTTGGGCCACAGCGTTCGGTCTGTCCAGTCCGCGTCTTTCGCTACCTCGTAAATGAGAGCAAGGTAGGAAGGGTCTTTGATATCCCCGCTCAGCACCCGCTTCGCGTAATCGTATTCCTGCCCGCAAATTGTTTCTTTGTCGCTGCCAGCAGTCGTTATGGTAATCCACAAAGGCTCTTTGCGTGACTTCGATCCAGTCGAAAGCGCATCGTACAATTCCTGCTCGGGAGCACCCCAGGCGTGCAACTCGTCGTACACCACCATCGACGGGTTATAACCGTGCTTACCCGCTCCATCAGAGCTTAGCGCCGTCATCATCGAGCCTGTCCCAAGATGGCGAATCAGTTTATCCGACTCGGTGATCCGAACCATTTCCAAAAGCTCTGGCGCCGCCTTGATCATTCCGGCAACAGCCTGAAAGCAAATGCTCGCTTGCTTGCGCTCTTTAGCGCTGAAGTAGATTTCCTGCTCCGCTTCGTCGCTCATGAAGAACTCGATGGCGACAAGGATCGCCGCCGTCTGAGTCTTCGCCTGCTTGCGGCCCATTGAAGAAAAAACCTTGCGAGTCCGGCGCCGCCCGTCCGCTCTTCGCCATCCGTGAATACCCTCGATCAATTGCCGGGTATGCGGGAGAAGTTCAACCAGCTCTGGCCCATTGCTCTTCGTGCACTTTGTAATTGTCAGGCACTCGGCGAACTCGCACGCCCGCTTAACCCGCGCCGCGTCGTACCAGTCCCCATTAGGTCGTGTCTGTCGTTCCATTCTTTGCCACCATCAGCGCCAGTTTGGACGGAGAAGGCTTCACTGGGAGGTTTAGCGCAAACCTTTTCCTGGACACAGGGCTCATGCCCATCTCTCGGTATATGCCGATAATCTGATCTGATAGTTCCTGCATAATCCCCAGCCGTGGGCTTTTCACGACTCGCCCCGATGGGTCTTTGTAAAGCTGGCCGGATTTTGCCAACTCCGCTTTGTTCTCAGCCCATTGTGCTTCCAGGGATACCAGCTTCTCAATTAAGCCCTCGTCGGCTCGCGAGAGGCTGCCACCAGGGCGATTCAGCGCGCCTACAATGCCTTGCCAGTATTTCTTTTCCTCACGGCTCAAGTGCGGTGGGGGCGGCATGTCTTCAGCCATTTCCGCCCCCACAATCCCTTTCGTCGGTATTGGTCCTCTCAGTCCCATCTCGTTAGGACCCGCTGGAAGATCCGCCCCCACCGCGAGCGCGAGCGGCAGCGAAGAGACCTCCGCGACCGTCAGTTGTTCGATTTCTCATACTCTATTCCTTTCTGGCTAATCCAGCCCATTTCTTATCAATCTTCGTTTGGCCATACGGCGTCACGTCTGGCGTTACCGTAACGCCAAGTCGCTCGGCAAATGCCACGCCATCTACATACTTTTCTTCCGGCGCGGGATGCCCGGAATTGCTAAGAAATTCTTCGACTTGCGCCCGAGTCTGGAAGCACAAGCAGACCCAATACTCAGAATCAGTCGCCTTTAACCGCCTGGCCGCATCAGTTACAGCGCGCTCTTGGAATGCGGTTTTGGCTACCCGGAATTCCGCCGCGCAGTCTTTCTCTACCTCGCCGGTATATTTGATTGCCGCAAGCGGTGACGTATCAACGCCCAGCTCTACGCGCTCAAGCGCTCCAACTTCCAGATCGACACGCTCAAGCATACTGCCTCCGCTTGATCTCTAGCCCGGCCAGTGGGAACCACTCCAGTATCCGACTGTAATCAGCCGGCCGATGACGGCTTAAAGGCTCCAGGAAGCGATAGTCGATCCCGTCAAAGCTCCGGCCGAACATCAAATAATCAACCGGTAGTCTCACGCCATCGGATTCGATTTCCGAAATCAACCGCTCTTTATTCCAATCCCAAACTGGCCAAAACTGCTTCTTCCCGTGGTTGACGGAGCCAAATCTGGTCAACGCCACACGCCGCATCGGCGAATCAGCGGCCCGAACTCCGGTCGCGACATAGCACTTGTCGCCTAATCCGAGGTCGTCGCGGATGGCCTGCTGCATATCGCTGTAGTCTGGGTTCGGCAGGTCCAGTTTTTTTATCACCGCGCCCCTCTCCGGCGGCTGAAACACGCCGGAGTTGATCCAGCGGTAGAGACTCGGATGCGGAATGCGGATGATCTTCTGCCCCATCCATTTTTCGTAATATTCCAGCGACTCCTCGATAAATTCCAGATCCGGCACTAGGTACATGTAGTACGGCACAATGCGCCGGAAGTGCCTCCGCATCTGGATATACGCGCCAATCGCGTCCTTCCCGGTAGAAAATGCCAGCAGCGCGGTATCGCTCGCGCTCGCCACGTAGTTGCAGGTTTCCTCGCTCGTGGCAAAATGGTTCTGTTCGCTCATCGCAACCTCGGTCGGTGGATTTTTCGCCCACTCGGTTCCAGCCGGTGGGCGAACCAAATTTATAT